TTCCTACTAAAATTGTCAATGTAGGATCTTTTAATTGAAATGATTCCATCTTCAAAAGTGATTTGTAATCTCCCTCATTATATGACCTATCATAAAGATCAGTTAAGATAGTCATTGCAGAAGGGTCAGTTACTAATGATGATGTAAATTCACTTGCACAAATGAACGCGGTCGATTTAAATTGAATCTTACCTCCTGGCTTACTTTCTGCCGTTCCAAGTTCTTTTAATATCCCTTGAATCGAACTTCTACCAGAGATAATTTTAGTATTGTTAACAGATTTCACTAATCTCTTTGCTAATGATACTGGTGGGCCTTTTCTTAATCCTGAGTCAGCATAAAGCATGACATAAATGTTAGGATAAGTTTTGAATGCCCCACCGCGGTCGAGATATAGATTATCTTTAACAACAGCACTAATAGCTGCTAATGCTGACCAATACCAAAATGATTGTGGTGATTCAAGTTCTTTATACGCTCCCAATATCTCTTTTAGAAGGTCCATCGGTATCAATATCACGAAGCGCGCGGGTTAGGTTAATTACAAGCGGATAATGCTCGTAACTGATATACTGTTTTGAAAGATATTGATATAGTTGTTTTGCTTCATCAATTGTTATTGTAAAATAATTTTGTTCATTCATCTGTATTTCACCAAATTCTTATAGTTCTCACCAATTTCAACATCAGATGGGATAATTAAATCCCTTCGTGGCATGGAACAATTCTTGAAACAAATGGGACGTTCCATTTCCCTTTTTAAAACTGGAACTACTGAACCAACTTCATTAATTCTAATTGAAAATAACAAAGCATCATGGGATTCAAGAATGCATTTGATACCTTGAAGTTCATTTTCAATTCTCAATTTCGCGGCTTTGGTATTATCAGTAACCGTTCTCTGAGGAATATAGGAATATCCCTTTCGAAATAATTCATCACCCCACCTTTCAAAAAATTGTCTGATGGGACCAAATTCAGCATCCACGCCATATGGAACTGGAGCGCGTAATCTTCTACCATCATTAGCTAAGCAATCTTGAATTCCTTTATGGAATACCTGCTGAATTGAAGGTTGCCTAGCATGAAAAATCCTTAATGCTGTTTCCGCGAATTTCTCGTCAATAGAAATATTAATCTTGTATTTTCTTGCGTCTGTATTAACAGATAAAGCTGCTCGTTTTTTACTCGCCCCCAAATGACCTGCGTGCCGTAAAGTCTTGCCACAAAATCTAATAGGTGATTCATATCCGAGAATTTTCTTACTATAATCATCCTCAGTACCACCAAAAAACCAACTAGCGGTAAGAGCATGATAATCGTGTTTATCAATATCGATAAGTGCTTGTTCATCATCGGCAAGTAAGAATACAACTCTTGCTTCTGCCTGAGAAGAATCGATATTAATAAAAACTTCTCCCGGATCGGCAACATACATTGACCTTAAATCTTCACCAATATCACCATGTTTCGTCATGGTTTGAAACGCGGTTCCAAGAACCTTATCGATTTTCTTATTAGATAAATTCTTAACTTCAATCGAAGGTCTAATTGGTGGATCTTGTTGACCTGTAGAAGTTCTACCAGTATCAAGGCAAAGGAAAAATGTTGATTTCATTCTTCCATCAAAATCTGGCATTGCTAGAAGATATGTATTAATAGTTTTCTTAACACGTCTATCTTCTAAAATTAATTCCATTACTCGTCTATGTAATTTATTCTTTCCATGTTGCGCGAGTAATGATGTTAATTCTTCTTCGCCTGTTCCTGCTCTACGGGGCAACTTAAAATTATCAAATAGCAGACTTGCAATTTGCTTAGGTGAATTACTATTAATTTGTGTTCCGCAGAGTTGCCATAACTCATAAGCATTAGCCTCTTGCCATTTCACATATTTCTCAATTAAAACTTCTCTAGCTTTGGCATCAATGCGGAATCCAATATTCTCAGTTTTAAGATATGACCAATGAAGTTTAAGAATGAAATTCTCATAATAAGGTCTCATTCCTAATTCATCTAAGTCGCTATCCATCGCTAAATCTACTTCTTTTGTAACGCAAGAATCTCGTGCGCATCCAAGAAATAAATCTTCGACTGAGCCTTCATACATTCCTTCGTTTTTATAGAATGGTTCCCTTGTATAGATGGATGTATTAAAAGCCAATGACTTCGGTAATTCAGGATTAATAGCAAAAGCCTTAAGCATTGTATCACTAAATAAATGCTTAATGATAAAGCCAAGTCTATTAATCTTATCTTGATCGTATTTGAAATTCTGACCAATGATATCATATTTCACCAATGCTTCAGCAACATAAATCCACATCATTGCCATATCGGAATCGGGAATTGTGGATAATCCCTTCACATTCCAAAGAGGAATTGTCATTCCCTCATATGGTGTAAATGCGAATCCGATACAGGATGGAATACATTCTAATGCTTCGATATCGACTGCTGGATTCTTATGATCTTTATATTTCCTAAAGAATTCATATACATCAGCAGATGACCGCGCAACCCTTAACATGCGACTGGGTAATATTAATTGACTTGTTAGAGATTCTTCTTTAGCTCTTTTCAAATCAACTAACATTATCTGTCGCTGCCAATATGCTGTAGATTCTCCACCTTTGGCGAAGATAAAATCTTTAGGATGATAAGTCGCGACTACCTTCTTACCATATCCAGTTAAAATCGAACCGCGATAATCAGTAAGAGGTGATTTACCAGTAATAGCATATAGAGCAGTTGAACCTAAACAAATGATTACATTAGGTTGAATCCCAGCAATCTCAACTTGTAAATCATTATATTCAGTTTGAAGATTAATTCCCTCTTGTTCTGCGCGAACTTTAAAAGGAATTTTGGCATCACCGATATTAGGCGGAACATAATATTTGCACGCGAAAGTTTTCCAACATGAGAACGAATCGATTCCAGCTTCTTTTAATACTTTATCCAGTTCGCGACCAGCAGAACCTGTATATGCTTTATGATTTCTTACATCATCTTCGGTTGGGCATTCAGATACAATAACTATTTTAGCACCCATTGGGCCGAAGCCACAGATATATTTTTCGATATCCATTTTACGATTATTTTTTCCTCATTAATTTAAGTGCTTCATTTCTACTTGTTAATGAACCATTAAGATGATGATTATCTGTTAAGAACTTTGCAATCTTAATATCTTCACTTATTAATGATATTGATTTTTGGAAATAAATAGCAGTGCGCTTCAATTTCCATTTCTTTCCAAACTTCAATAACATATGACAATGGAAAAGCTCAACAATAAAAACTTTTCTTTTCCAGTTTGTTTCATTATTAAACTTTTCTTTGTATGTCATGTGATTATATTATTTAAAAGGCGAAGCTAGGGATTGATATATACTAATGATTCTCCTAAGAGAAATTAGATTATCAAATCCCTAGCCTCTATCCATTATAGAAATTCTTCCCGCCTAAGTGAGCTTGTTATGAGTTATTCATAACCATCATGAGTTCGTCGGCAATACAGTGGTAGTGATTTATATTGCACCTCATGAGACTACTACTTGTGCAAAAATCTATAATGGAATCTCTTTATTACTTATCTATTTACGAAATGGGTTCAGGTTCGTCTTTATCCAAATCTTCACATCTACATCAGGTTCATCAGAATCTGATTCATCCTCATCTTCTTCATCATCTTCTTCAAAATCAGAATCATCCAAATCTTCTTCTAAATCATCAGCATCATCATCATCGGAATCAGCATCATCGGTTGTGCTATCATCCGTTGAATCACCATTTTCATCCAATAGAAGATCATCATGGAATCGAATGGTAACTGATTCATCATTATCAACAAGTCGCAGGTCATCTCTCATTATTCATTCCTCGCAATAGCTGCATTTGCAAACATCATTACCGAATCCAAATGTGTTAACGCTGTTGCCTGTTCCCTACTAAATGGAGTGTTATCGCAAATTGTTTCAGCTAGTTGCAAACAATTCTGTCTGATAATTTCATATCTCTGAGGTTGATTACCTTCAGGTCTATGATATGAATATCTATTCCTCAATTCTTCCCGCGTCGGAATTGGCATTAATGTTAATCCTTTCATGGTGATATGAATCATACATATCTACCCAAAAGCAGATGCCCGCTAGGACAAACTCATCCTAACTTTCTTGCTGGTCTTTTCAACGCGCGTAATAGACTTAGTATCCATCGTAGTCTATATGTTTAACCACAATGAAAGGCATCAAATAACTAATTAATTACTTAACTCTGAACAGCGCGATACTGATTGGTAATGACATTCACGGTATTGTTGTTGTAAATACCATTACCAATGAACATTTCCAATTCCTTACCTTCCAATGCTCCCGTATTAACACGGAAACCTGGAGTAATTTCCAATGTAGGATCAACAGCGGTAAGCAATGGAATCATTGCACCAATTGCACCACTATTGAAAAACCACAGGAATGGAGTTGGAACGCCTGCGAACTTTTCATCACCAGTATCAGCATTCTTAATAATCACACCATCAAGTCTGATATTGGTAGTTTTTCCACTCTTGGCAAGCGCGGTTTCAACATGCTCAATCCGAACGCGATACCAAGCTGGCTCAACAATTTTAGAACGGAGAATATCCTTTTCTGAGAATTCAACTAACATGGTTTTGTTTTCCTTTTTCTGATTCTGATTTTTCGATTTTCCGTGTTTTGACGTTTTTTTATTATGTCATTTAAGCACTAAGCATTGACACCTCACCTTTCATTTTCTTGACCGCTGGGATAATGTAGCGATCATAGAAGTTATCATTACCAAAAATAATTTCCTCATTTAATGGTAATGCGGTTCGCGCAAAATCATCGCCAGTATGAACAGTGAACAATTCATATTGACCGCCTGAACTTGCATTCAAACCCATTTTGATATTAAAATGGTAAATCTCAGTGCAATACGCGGGAATTTTTGCAGCAGCTTTTTTCCCACCCGTGACAAGTGTTCGAGAAAAATGAGTTTTACCATCTAATGATTTCTGTTCAGTCTGCAAAATGTGACCAATTAGAATTACATTGATTGCATAATGCTTATGAATATCTTTGGTAAGAGCAATTAATTCTTGGAATACCGCCATTTCAGCATTATAATCTTCTACTGAATTGACCGCGATTCCTGCAATTA